GGCTTTTGATTTAAATTTAAATTAATATTGGTTGTCATGTGTATTATAACCCTTCTTAAAATTCAACAACTAATTTTATATCTTCTGTCTGGTCAGATGCACGATTAATAGGCATACGATATTCAATATAAATCATATTTCCAGTATCGTGTTTTAACCCACTTGTACTTGCTACTGTAGGACCGTACCTTGTTGCTGTTGCATCAGCACCATCAGATTCTTGTTTAGGATTAGCAAGCAAGATTACTTTTCTAAAATCATCTCCTGTTTCAAACACACCCGATTCTGTTCCTACTAAACGAACATTAATCATTACATAAGCACCACCTAATTCTGTTACTGCATTTGCACCATGACCTCCTACAGGACCTATTCGTGTAGATAAAGTAGCATGTGTCGGACTACTTCCACCACCAGAAGCAATTGCTGTTGCAGAACGATAACCAGCTCCTTGAGGTGCGACTGTTATTCGTGCAATAGCATCACCCGACATTGCGGTGACTCTTGCTACAGCTGTTGAACTTGGTACTGGTGTTTCTGACCCATGAGAAAGTGTAATTGTAGGAAATACTTGATATTGAATTGTTCCTGTTGGAATAGTAGTCCATGTTGGTACAGTAATCGTTTTTGTACTTGCAACATAATCAGTAATGATTGCTTGCTGACCAGCACCTGCTGTTGCATCACTAATATAAACTGTTGCACCATTATAAACGTCATCTGTTGTTCCTTCAGCAGTTGCAGCAAGTACCAGAGTAGTTGAAGTTGCAACTGCTGGTGAAATACCTGAATTTACATAATTATATCCAGACCCAGGAGTAACAACATCAATATGTTCCAATGCTCCATCTACTGCAGCTTGTTGAACATTCCATTGATTTGTACCATCACTTGCTGTAAGATATTTTACTGGAAGCCAATCTGTTGTTACATATTTCAGAACATCTGCCTGCTGGACTTCATACATGAATTTCCAACGATATTTATCATTTGATCCATCAAGAATACCATTTCCTTGTCCCGTAGGTTTATCAGTAGATGCCGCTCCTTGATTATTACTAATACACTTATAAACATTATACTGATCTGTCATTACGAAAAAATTCTTATCAATCATATCATCTTGTTCGTGGTCATATTCGTCATAAATAACACCAGATGTCCAATTTACCCTCTTAATAACATGAGATACATCAGAAACATTAATAAGCTTGGCAGCTATAGTATCATTATAATGAAGAAAAGGAGCAACAGTTGTGTCTTTAGGTATAGGAATAACACTATCAGAGTATGATCCATCTGCATATTGACCTGCACTATTTCCAGACCATGGCGAATCTTTAGCAATTAACAGATATATTTTATTACCCAATCCGGCCGGAGTATCAGTAGTAGGCTTTAATGAATTAATAAAATTCTCTGCATTGTATGTTCTAAATGCGTTTGTTATAATAGCAGGCATAGCTCAAATCCTTTTTTTTAAATTCTATATTATTTATAATATTTATACAAGAGTAATGTCGCTATTCATTACAATTCTTGTCTTTTCGTTCTTATTAGTAATATAAGTTGAAATTTTTAAATCTTTAAAATGCTGTATTGTATAACCTCCACCTAAATCTTCCATTCCGGGTGGTTTCGGTAAAGCATAAAAATTCTGAGTTCCTCCACTAAGTATATCAGGCTCTCCATGAGGAGGTTGGTGTGGACACGCACTTAATGTTCCTGTTTCCGTTGATTTAACACCATCTCGCATTAATGAAGCATGAGATTCCTGAACTACATACCCACCCGTAACCACTCCAGGAACAGCAGCGTGTGCTAAACCATCACCAAAATAATTCAAAGAATATGCAATTGTACCTGTTGTTTGTGCTTTGGCTACAGCACCAGAACCAGAACCAGAATCCGTAATCGTAATAATTGGTGTTGATGTATATCCAGCACCAGCATTAGCTACAGTAAATCCAGTAACAGCACCAGTTACAGTTCCATTATATGTTTCAACATCGTCTATTATTGGTGTTAAAACAGCTTGTGTTGATGGGCTTCCACCACCAGAAAGAGTAACAGAAATTGTTCCAGAAGTATATCCAGACCCACCTTGTAGATATGATGATTTTGAAAATCCACCTTCTTTATTAAATTTCTGTTGGTCTATCTGTCGTTTTAAAGGTCCTAATACTAAAGCACCACCAATACCACCAGTAACAAATCCCCAATCTTCTGATTCAGTTGTAGTTCCTGGACTACCTTCAGACCCCGAAGTACCATATTCATATTCTTGACCAACAGGAACAGCATGTAAAATAAATTCATAATCATCAGAATCTGCTGAGGTCAATAAAATAATAGGTACATCTATTTCATAGATATGCCATTCAGAATGTCCCGGTCCCAAACCAGGTCCATTCGCTTGTCCATCATGTGGCCATACACCACCAGTAGGCCATTCTTCAAATGGGTCAGCAGTACCATTACCTTGTAACTGAACATTTAATCTAACAGGTGGTTCAATATCACCATCATGAAAAATAATCTTATATGGAAATGTATGTACATAAGGAGTACGAAGATGAGGATCCTTTTCACCAGGACTCATCGCCAAACTAGTGGAAAGTAATGATGTTATCATTGACCTTCCAAACAATGCAAGACCAGCCGGATGTACTAATCGAGTAACATAAGGTTTCCAATCAGCAATACTATGTCCGGATTTTATTTCATATGAAAACACCTGATAATAATAACTATCTTGAATATAATTTGCAGCTGAAATAAATCCATCATCACCAATCCATCTTGTTGCGTGTTTATCTTCATAGCCACCAATCGTTGCAGTACCTGTTGCTGTTCCATCACCAATATTAGAAAAATCAAGAGTAGGGATTTCTCTATAACGAAATCCATTTTTAGTTAATTTCAAAGATGCAATACCACCAATACTATCACCACCTAATGTAATACTTGCACCATTACCAGTCCCACCAGAAACAGTTGGTATACCTATATATCCATATCCTCTGTGTTCAAATTCAATAGTAGTAATTCCACCAGAACCATTTACTGTCTTAACAAGTATACTACAAGTTCTTCCATCAATTTCTAATTTATCCGTATTATTAATTGTAAGTTTATCACCAACAACATATCCTGTTCCAGCAGTTGGTATTGCGTGTGTAGTAATACTTCCCGTTGTTAATGCATCAACTAAAAACTGAGCTCCAACAGCACTTCCACCACCACCCGTAATCGTAACATTATCTTCTATACTATAACCATTTCCAGGTTTGGTTATAGTATAACCAGTTACCATACCATCTATGTTTACACTATTAGTTCCATCTGAAACACTTTCCAAAGATTGAAATGTTCCAACTACTTTAGAAAGATAAATTGTTGATACGTTAAACGGACCTACATATTCATTTAATACTAATTCAACAACACCATTAGCAGTAGATGTTGCACCAGTAATTGTTTTTCCAAGAAATCCTGCAACTACATCTGTACCACTATTATCAACACATCTTAAAATTTTATCTGATGAATACTTACCATCAGATACACGAAGCATATCAGAACCTGGATAATAAAATTCAATCTCCTCTTTATAGAGTAAACGAAAAAGAAATTGAAATGATTTTTCACTACCTTTGGAACGATAGAAATCACGAAGCTTCTTTAATACTTGTGGTTTATTTGCATTAACAAATATCGCTTCTGGAACATCTTTACCAAACTGATTCTTAAAATATTTTAAATAATCATCTACTGTTTTATCAACATTAAAATAATTATCCAAATTACTAATAATCTCATATGGTTTACCAAGTAATTCCATATACTCATAATAAGCTTCCAAGAAAGCTACAAACGTAGCATGATCTTGTTTAACAAAATCTGGTAATTGTCCTTCTACTTGAACAGATATTCGTTCATCAAACGAAGGATGTATTGGTGTATTTGGATTACTTGCCATATTAGATTATTGTTTCTGAAACCATAGTAACAACAACTGCAGCTGTATCTGTTGTATCAGTTGTTAATATTTGTTCTCGTAATGGAGTAACATCTTGATTATTAACTAATGGTGTTACATTAAATTTAATATAAGCAGTTCCATCTAAAATTGTATGAGGATTAAAATTATTCAATACAATTTTACCAGTATCATAATCTATTGTACCTTGATTTTGTGAACCATCTGCTATAGTAAAATATGTTGTTGGACTCCAAGCAGTAACCACACCACTTGTATATACTGCTCTAACAACTTTAATTATTCCAGCACCATCATCAAGTAAATAATATGTATTGCCATCACTAGTAGTAAAGGCCGTACTTACAACAGAACTCTTAGTTAACGGTGCATTAAACTCTAATGTATATGTAGAAGTAGTTCCCAATGTTTGTGGTGTCATTCTCATTTGGTATTTAACAGATGTTTTACTATTTCTAATTCCATTATCTGTATTATCTATTATTTTTGTCAAATTAGAATATCTAAACTTCTGGTCAAATTTCTGTAGGCTACTTGTAAAATAACTATTGATAGATGTAGATATCGAAGCCTTCAAAACATCTTCTGTTGATAATAAAATAACAGGGTCATAATTAACAACTGTATCTACTAAAACATAATAAAAAATAGGATCTACAAATTCTGGTATAACAGTTACTACATTTGATTTTTTAAGAATACTTGTTTTAATATTATCTTTAACCGTATTACTATATGATGTATTTCCCGTTGGTTTAATTGCAATATACACTTTACCATAAACAGGAGGACTTGCTTCTTCCCCACCAAAAACAGTAAGAGATTCTATATCAGGTCGCTCTTGCAATAACAGAGCTTTATAATCATCTTTCGTTGTTGACCGTTTCTGTGCCTGATATAATTTAGGAGCATTCTTCTTTAACGATTTCATTGACTCTATCGCTGCACCACCAGTAGCTGCAACAGCAGTAGTCAAAGTATAATTTGCTGAAGTCTGACCAGCAACTAATCCACTAGCTGTAAATGTACTTGCCTTATTAGCGGCAACTCCACCCGTACTCAAATATTCAACAAAAACAATATTACCATCTGCTAGTTGTTTTCCAACAGCACCATCACCAAAGAAAATTTCATATTGTTGTTCTTCTACTTCTTGAATAAAATAAACTTTCTGTGTAGATGAGATTGTAGTTACATCTAAAGAATTGCCATCTGCATATGTTACAAGAGTAGAATCACTTGCAGAATTTTGTACTTTTACAACAACAGTAGAAGTATCTACATTTGAATTTGGAATAAGAAACCGTTGGCCAGGATTAGCTAGATCAACCGTGTATGCATTATTTAAAAGTGTACCTTCTTTAATTGCTAAACTATTAACATAATAAAGATTACTAATAGGAAAAATTGTTGTAGCAGTCGTTGTTGTAAAAGTATAACTGTTACCAGAAATTACTGTTTTAAATTGTGTATCTTTTGCAACCGTAAGAGAAACAGGAGAATCGGATGGTGTAAATGTCATATCCAAATAAGCTGTTGGTGCCGTTACAGATGTTGGAATAACATTCAAATGTTTTGTGTGAGAAACAACTGAAGAACGGAGAGATGCTGTATCCAAAAACATTTCATTACCAAGCATGTTTGCATAGTAAGCCATGTAATGAGTATTGTAAGCAAGAACATCCATTAAGATGTCCATACTACTTCCCTCAAAATCATAATCTTGAAATTGTGATTGGGATTTTAAGTGTGCTTTTAAATTTGATTTTATAGAATCAAATTCTAAATCTGTAACTGCTATTTTATTGCTTGCCATTTACCTTATCCTCTCTAAGAATAATGAAACTTCAATCGGCTCTGGGGAATTTATTATTCTAAAAAATATAGAAACATTAAATCCATTTTTATCTATATTTCCTGACACACGAACATCACTTTGTACATGAGCTATTTCATCGGCATTCCCAAAAACATTAACTCTATCTACAACAACACGAGGTTCGTAATTACGCAAACAAGTTGCAATAGCTTCTGCAATATCATGTTTTGTTGCTGCTGTGGCCAAACCAAATAAATGTCGTGTTACTCCTCCATCAATCTCTGGATGAAATTTCTTATCATACTTATTGGTCTGAATCAGATTTCTTACAGATCGTTTGACAGCTTCTACATTTAACTTTCTAGTAATATCTTTCGTCACAGGATGCATGGTCAAATCTAAATCCAGATCAGCCCACCCTCTAGTATGTGTCGAAAGTCCCTTCTGATAGATTACAGCCATTATCGTCTTTTCCCTTGTCCTTTATATCGTTTCCAACTTACTCGTTTCTTTTTGTTCTTTGGTCTGCTTCTTACAGAATGTCCAATAGAAGTAACTTTTTTAACTACTTCTCGCTTGTTTTTAACCACCTGTTGAACCATAGTTATCTCCTCATATTTATAATAGTTCTAATAAATTTTTATAAAATAGGATGATATATCTATATTAGATGATGCATATCTAAAAGTATCTGTTGCCCATGTCATACCGTGTTTATCTTTTTTATTTGGGCCACCTTTGATGATAGTATCTAAAAATAATAATCCCATATATTTTCCAAACTTAAATGCAGTTGGTGTATTTTTTCCTTTATTATTAAGATATGCGTCTGCTTCTTTTGTAAAAGATGCTTGTGTTTTTATTGTAGCTGGAATTTCACCTTTAATTTCTCTTTTTAATTGTTTATTATTATATAGTGTATATAATCTAAAAGCATCCTTCCAATCAGGATTTAATGTTTCTTGCCATTTACCATGTTTATTTGTAGATGATCCTATTGATTTCTTAAAATACTTTTCGCAAAAATAATTAGAACCACCACCACCAATTTTGCCACCAGCAGCTGATGCACCTTTGATCTCACCTTGCCAAGATTTTACCGAATCAAATGCTCTCCATTGTATAGCTTGGTAACCTCCTGGTGTTGCTTGAAAATAAACATATATGTCAGCAGAACCAAAAAAATTACCTGTCTGACCAAAAGTAAAACCTAAATATTTAACTGTTTTATTTTGAAGTCTTTTTGGAAGATTAAATTCTTTAATACTTCCCGAACTTGTTACTTTTTTTAATGATACACCAATAGTTTCTTTTTGTTCAGCTACATGAAAAACCACATTTTTTAAAGCAGACCAATCACAAGTATCAACACCTAATTCTCCCTCCCATTGATTATCTGGAAAAGGATGTTTTGAAGCTTTTGGTAATGTACTCATCCATATATCACCGGGATTCCATTTATCATCAGAGAATGAAGCAGGTGCTATTGGTTCTGTTTTATCTTGGAGTGCTATTTTCTTATCATGATCCATACATCTTTTTCTTCTTTCATAAATTGATTTCATAAATTTAGAGCCTCTATGAAAATAAACATCCCCTGTCATTTGACCAGCATACCGATGGTCGTTAATTTTATTAGCTGTTTTTACAAAAACATTAGGATCAGTTTCTATCCAAGATTTAAGAGCCGGTTTTGAGATTATGTTTTTTAAACAATCTTGAAGTGAAACACTTGCATCACAATATTTTTCATATTTTTTTAATATCTTTTTATTAATTCCGTTTGCTTCAATACTTTCCCATTCAGTACTTGTTCCATTATATAAAACAGATGTATAATAACATTGTAATGATTCAGTAACTTCTGTATCAGCAGCTCCACCTCCTGAACCACCACCTCCACCAAAATCATCATCTTTAAATATTTTATTTACTTTAATAGTCCCTACTGCTTTTGCACCCTTCTTTTTTGCATATTGTAATTCATAAATCCATTTGTTTGTTACCTTTAATCCATAAATATTTCCACCTTTACCATCTTTTCCTAAAGCGAATGGTTTTCCATCTTTTATTTTTAATTTAATAATCTGTAATCTTGTTTTACCAAAATAAGGATGGTTGGTATTCTTGTGTGCTGCTTTCGGAATTGTTCCTGCTTTCAAAAAATCACTTGGACCTAAAGTTGACATCTAATTACTCCACACGAATCCACTTCATATCTTTACCATGCTTAACAGAATCATCCCATTCTTTCTCTGTACGAAAAATAGTAAACTCTTGATGAGCCAAAGTATATCCAAGGACATTGCCATCCTTCATTTTCTTTTTGAACTTATCAGCAGCCTTGAGAACATTACGATCCTTCATGTCTTTCCAGCTCTTAACTTTTGCTTCCATAAAATCTGTATATGTTGTTTCCATTAAATTAGTCCTTTCA